GTGACTTTTAAAGAGTTCTCCAGTGACCCGAACAAACTGCAACTGATTGAGTCGCGTCAATTCCAGTCGCTAGAACTGTCTAGGGCCACTGGAATTCCCGCATATCTTTTGGGCATTGGCGTTCAGGGTTACACATACCAGAACGCGCAACAGGCACGCCAAGATCTTTACTTGTTCGGCACCAAACAATATTTGGATGCCATTGAGCAGACTCTGTCAATGAACCAACTTTTGCCGCGTGGTCGGTACGTCAAATTTGATGTTTCCGATTATGTGTACGAAAACGATCTAGGGAATGTTGAGCGCGAACCCGCTTTTGATTCAGGAAACCGCGAGGAAGAATATTCATGATTAGATTGACCGCTCAACAGATCACGCTGGACGCGTCCGCTGATGGTGAACCGTCGCGTCAAATTACTGGGCTTGCAGTCCCGTGGAATGTCAAGGCCCAATTGAGTGGTGGCGAAAGTGTGGTCTTTCTTGAGGGCTCACTGCCCGAGGACGGCCCAATGCCAAAGCTTTTGGAATACCACGACGACACGCGCGTCATTGGTCGAGTCACCGAAAGAGTGTCCACCAGCGAAGGCATGATGTTTGTGGCGAAACTGAGCGCAACTCGCGCCGCCGATGATGCTCTTGCACTGCTCGCCGATGGCGCTTTAGACAGCGTTTCGGTGGGCGCAATCCCTACCAAGTTCAAGCGCCTGTCAGACGGGACTCTAGAGGTCTCTCAAGCCCGATTCGTAGAACTGTCGCTCGTCACTGTGCCAGCGTACGAATCAGCACAGGTCTACTCAGTCGCCGCCTCATCACCCGATGAAAGCGAACCCGACGAAACCGAAACCCCAACAGAAACAACCCCAACACCATCCGAGGAGGATGAAATGTCAGAATCAACAACCGTTGAAGCCGCAGTTGCGACTCAACCCATTTACGCAACCGCCGTCAAGCGCGACGCAAAATTGCCGACCGCTGTCGAATACTTGAGTGCTGCCATTGCTGGCGGAACTGCTTGGGAACGTATGCACGAAGCACTTCGCGCCGCAGCTCCCGACGTGGTCACCAGCGACACACCCGGTGTGCTCCCAACCCCAATCCTTGGACCTGTCTACAACAACTTCATTGGCCGTCGCCCTGTCGTTGATGCAGTTGGTGCCAAGTCCATGCCCGGTGGAGGCAAAGTTTTCATTCGTCCCGAGGTCACGACTCACACGAGCATTGGTGCAAGCCTCGCCGAAATGAGCAACCAGTCAGGCACTTTCGTGGTGAGTTCGAATCAGGTCACCAAGCAAATTTTCGGTGGCTATGTGAACATCTCTGAAGCCGATCTTGATTGGACTGATCCCGCGATCTTGTCAATCTTGCTTGACGACATGGGCCGTATCTACGCAAACGCAACCGACAACTATGCAGCCGATACTTTGGTCGCTGGCGCAACCGTCACACAAGCATTTGCAGCAGCAGACCTTCAGAAACCTGAAGTGTGGGCTGCCGAGATTGCAGAAGCAGCCTCAACAATTTTGACGGGTTCTAACGGCAACTTGCCAACTCACTTGTTCCTTGCACCCGGAATTTGGGGAGATCTTCTTGGATTGAGCGATTCGTCGAAGCGTCCGTTGTTCCCACAGGTTGGGCCAATGAACGCATTTGGTAATCTCACACCGGGACAGGCAAACGGCAACGCTTTCGGGTTGTCAGTTGTTGTTGACCGTAACTTCGCCAGCGGCACAGCCATCGTGGGCGATGCTTCTGGTTACGAACTGTTTGAACAGCAGAAGGGCGCTATCTCGTTGGACAACCCGTCCACCTTGAGCCGCACCATTGCGTTCCGTGGCTACTTCGCCGCCTTGATGATTGACTCGAGCAAGTTCGTCAAGTTCACGTTCGCCTGATCCAACTGACTAAGTAGAGAGACTGCACCATGGCCACATTCAGCGTGACGCACCACCAGCGTCTAGACGATGTTGCTGTGGTGCAGACCCTCGAAACAACCGACATCACAGTCGGTCAGACAATCACACTGACAGGACTCGGTCACGGCCTGAACGGCACGCACATTGTGATCGCTGTACCGGTCAACTTGTTTGCTGGCGTTAACGAAGCAGGCGACCTGCTTTACAACGAAAACGAAATCATTGTTAATCAGTTGATGTTTCAAGATGTTGGCGACGATCTAGAACGATCCGCTGCCGATCCGTTTGGAACTTTGACATGGACGTTGACGTGCACATGGACAACAGTAAACGCAGTGACAGAGTTTCTTGGGATCGCGTCGGCCACGGCAAATGACACCGCGTTCCTCACTACTTGTGTCGCAGCTGCAAACTCCTGGTGTTTCAGGCGTCGCGTTCAGGCTGGTTACCACGACAGTCTTACGACCGTCCCTGACAGTGCTGCACTGTTAGGAACCACGCTTTACGCCGCAGGGCTCTACCGTGAACGCGGCACCACTGGAGACAGTTATGCGTCGTTTGGTGATATGACAGGACCACCGCTGATGACCTTGGGTCGAGTCAACCAGTTGCTCGGCATTAAACGATCGCAGTGTGCATGAAATGGCGGGCATCTTCACGGACGCGATTGACGCTGTCTCAGCAACGATCACGGCTCTCGGGCTTAAGCCTGTCACTGATCCTCGCAACGCTCGACCTCTTACTGTTTTCATTGAGCTTCCTGTTTTCACTGCGTTCAATAACCAAACAGCGGACGTCACGATTGATCTCCGAGTGTTGGGCGCGCCACCCGGCAACAGCGACTCTACGAACTACATACTTGGAGTCGTTGACACGCTCATGAACTCTTCTCTCGCAGTTGTATCTGGACGGCCCTCACTTGCTCAGATCGGATCGCAAGATCTACCCGCTTACGACCTCACAATTAGAATCGGCTCAAGCCGCAGATAAAAGGACAAACAATGCCCACTACCTACCTATCAAACCCAACCGTCAATGTCACCAGCCCGTCAGCAATCGCGCTCACCAGCAACTGTTCTGCAGCGGTTCTTACTTTGACCGCCGAGGCTTTGGAAAATACGAGCTTCGGTCAGACTTCCCGCACGTTCACGGCTGGGTTGTTCAGCAATGAATTGACCTTGACTTTGTTTCAGGGTTACGGAACTAACGAAGTTGAAACCTACTTGAACAGTTTGTTCGGTGTCGCTTCAACGATCGTTGTTAGTCCCTCTGGAACAACTGAGTCTGCTTCGAATCCTGAGTACACGCTCACTGGTTGTTACCTTGAGACCGTCACACCGATTAACGCAACTGTCGGCGAACTGTCAGTCGTTGAGGCTGTGTTCAAGGGTGGCACCTACGGTCGCGACATCACGACACCGTAATTCGTAAACTGATCCAATCCCGACTAGGAGAACCATGAAATTAACACTTAGCGTCCGACTCACCGATGGTGAGACTTACCAAGTAATCACAAACCTGTTTGTGATCATTTCGTGGGAGCGTAAATTCAAACGACGAGCATCAGATCTGAGCAATGGGATCGGGATGGAAGATCTTGCATACATGGCCTACGAAGCCAGCAAACAGCAAGGTCACCCGGTCCCAGTCTCATTTGATGAGTTCGTCAAAAAGTTAGAAGATCTAGAAGTTGTGGAGACTGAATCCGCAGTCCCTACGCAGGAGGCCACCGACGTCAGCTAGCAGCTCTGCTAGTTGAGACTGGATTCTGGCCTCCACAAATAACATTTGAGACAGACGATCTAGCAACTTGTGTGCAGATCATCAACGAGCAGAGAAAGAAAACCTAATGGCTGCAGATCTGAGACTTGATACTTATGGTCTGCAAGACGCATTGAAGAAGATGCAGAAAATCAACCCTGCTATTCGTCGCACTTTGCTTAAAGACACAAAAGTTGCAGCTCAACCCCTGGTGGATCTGATCAACAGTCGAGTCCCAACAACGCCACCGTTGAGCGGTATGAATCACAACGGTCGTACCGGGTGGGGCAATGTCAAAAAGGTGCAGATCTCGTTGAATACTCGCAAGCCTCGCAAGGGTTCTGTCACTGCTGGCGCTGAACAGATTGCAGTGGTTCGTGTAGTCACCAAGGGTGCTCCTGTGGCGATTACGGACATGGCTGGCCGTGCTGGTGGCACTAAGTCGCGCCGAGAGTCAAAGTATCGCCGACCTAATTTTGCGTCAGCTCTTCAGGGTGAACCGTCGCGTTATATGTGGAAAGACATAGATCAGATGGTCGCTGAAACCGAACGGGCCTTGAAGCCGATCATTGACCAGTTCATGGTTGATGCACAGAGAGAGTTCAACTGATGGCTATCAACCTACCG